AGAATGGACCTAAGCTGGTCTTACCAACGCCAACATACCAACGTTTATCGTTAGGCATGCTAGCTTTGCCAGCTTTCTTCTTCTTATTGCGCTTACGCGCAGTTTGATTGGGGACGACAACCACTTCGGCTATCGGTCCACGATTATTTCTCATTTTCCGACTCATTGAGAATGACAACCCTTCGTAAAAGGTTGGGGCAGGCACGCACTGCCCATGATCAGGCAGTTCTATCTTCCAACCACTGCAAAATAACAGTGTGAGTAGTTGTGCCAAGTTATCATTCCACCTACACTCGTGAACAAATTGCAAAACTAGCTCAGCGCTAGGTGCATGATGTATCAAACGGAATAGTGTACGTGCAGATGTGACTAAGGAAGGACCCCTGGCATGAAACATGTGAGAACAAAACTCAAAAGCATGTTGCGCAAGGACCCTATTAAAGTCAGTGACTCGGAATCCGAAAAGTAGATGAGCGTCGATAATCTGTTGGTCAGTAAAACCATAATCAGGTTGGATAATATCATCCCCCATCGTTGCATACCTCGAAGGTATAATCTGCGACGGGTCGACGCCTAACGAAAGATCGATTGCGATTGCGACAATGTTCCTCATGTCAGAATTAAGGGAGGCAGTACAAAAGCTGCCAGACACCATAATCCCATCATCGAGTAGGAAAGAGTCCCCACCACTAAGGGTTAGGATCTTATACGCCAACAAATGGGCGTAACTCTTAATGCCGCGCAACCACCGTTCACTAGGGTTGAGACAACAGCGCTCACGAATCTTAAATGCAGAAAGCATAAGATCAGCTCGCACTGAAAAGTCCCAACCACTAATATCACTAGTGATCTTATCGTAATCAATATGACACTTTCTAAAATCAGAAGCCATTTCATCAGTAAAACCAATTCCAGGCTTAGATGGTATACGCAACCAAATAGCTGCGCACTCGTCTTGATACTCTTGGAAGAAAAATCTTTCTACAAGAGCATTAACGATAGAACCACCAAAGATAATCCGAAATCTTCCAGTGTCAATCTTAGGTTGAGGGTGTGGCTCCTCTTTGATATGAGCCTTCCAGAAATCTGCGATACATTTGTCTAACAGTTCTAGAGGGCTATATTTACTAGCGTCATTGTCCAACAACCACTTAACTCTAAAGAAGGCGATACTAATTATCAAGCCTCCATAATTCAATAAACATAGGGAAGTCGTTGCAAACTGGTTACACAATGGAAAACCAGGACTAGACGTGGGAACCAATCTCATCTGGGCAAGGTGGCAAAGTCGCTTGAAAATTGACTCATCATCCAACGTCGGGGCATAGTAACCTGGATAACATGGCTGTAATATTTCAACAGCACGGTTATACCAGTACCTAGTATCAACTTGTGGTTGTACTATTCTGCCTAGCTGGAATTGCAATGAGCGCAACTCTGCCGTGCGGTCTTTTCTCGGGTGACCATAACCCGTGAGAGCTCTTGCGAGCTCAATCAAGTCTTCTTTAACAACGCTTGCGCCTCCTGAGCTGTTTTGGCTCCAGTGAGACGCATCAGTTCTCCCACTGACAATGTCACTGTCTTCGATTTCGCCTTGCGCGATTTCTTGGACTCTTTTGTAGCAACTAGAGAATTTGCGTTGTTTGCCACCACCTCGGGCGGCAGAATGGCCGATTCCTCCTTTTCTTTCGGGGGAGGACTCGGAAGGCTCAAAGCCTTGGAGGAGTTTGTAATGTTCTTTGTTTGCTTCGAGTTTTGATAGCACTTCTTGCATAAGGGCCGTGTAGGGATTTCCTTCGTTTTCTTGCAATTGTTGCAGAGCGACGGCCCCATCATCGTGGGGCCTCGCAAGTTTAAATCCACAGCTTCATCAATAAGATCAAGTTGTGAGTCAAAGGAGTCAGATTTGTGCCCTTCATGTGGCCTAAAACCATCATCATCTAAAGTGTAAACCCAAGGAACATCATCTGAGGCATGACTGTCATACTCGTCATAGGATTCACTTAACATACTATCGCCTTCCTTAGCGGAAACGGCGAAGTCTGAAGCATAATCCTCATAATAACGATTAACATCATAGCTCTCATCTTTTAAGTTCAACTTAGTTCTAAGCATAAATGAAATGGG